ATGTACATAGACAAATACAAAGTAGAAATAAAAGGTACTAAGTACCATGAAAAAACTGATAAGAAAATGAAAGATCAAGTTTTGGCTACTTATGAAAGTAATGATGGAATGAATATTAAAAAGTTATCAAATATTCTTGAAGAACTTGCTGATACCCATGAAGCACATCACAATATTAGTTTTAATATTGTAATGAAACAATACGATCACGATTAATCTTTATTATCAGAGGGTATATCTACTATATTCTCTGATACATCAATCATATCCGATTGATTATCTTCCCAAGATATAGATATTTTAGAATCACTTTTTATATTTTGTACCTTATTATCTGAATATAAGTCTGTCAGCTTATTAGCAAGAAAGGTAATAAACTTTGTTTTTTCCCTTATCCATAATATCTGATTAGGGTTTTCTATTTCTTGATATTGAAAGACTTGTAAGAGTTTATCTATTAAAGTTTGGACACCATTTTTTCTAGCTTCAGTTATTCTCTCATTCAGTTCCGGATTTTTTTTTAAGAAATGATAAAATTTCATCAAGCTGAATTGATACTGCTTTTCCTCTAGTATTTCGGTAAGAGTTAAACCTCTCGTTAGTTTTTCGCAGATTGTATCTGCTTGGCTCGTTGTTATCAATTCTGACTTTGACTTTG